ATCTTCACCAATATGGAAAAGATGATCAACGTCATGAAAAAACAGATTGACAAAGGGATCTGAATCCCTTACAATAACGGAGTACACACAAGCCAAATCTCAAACACAAGCCAAATCTAATGTCCTTTTCTTCCCTTAAAAAACAGTCCTCTCTTGGTTCCCTCACTTCTAAACTGGTGAAGGAGATTGAGAAGACGAGTGCCACCAAGAGTGGTGGTGCTGACGAACGACTCTGGAAACCTGAACTGGATAAGTCCGGTAATGGTTTTGCCGTGATCCGATTCCTCCCCGCACCTGATGGTGAGGACCTGCCTTGGGCGAAGATCTATTCTCACGCTTTCCAAGGACCTGGTGGTTGGTACATCGAAAACTCTCTGACCACTGTTGGTCAGAAGGATCCCGTCTCTGAATACAATCGCGAACTGTGGAACAGTGGTAGCGACAAGGACAAGGAGACTGTCCGTAAGCAGAAGCGTAAACTCTCTTACTACAGCAACATCTATGTTGTTAAGGATCCCGTCAACCCCCACAACGAAGGTCAAGTATTCTTGTTCAAGTTTGGCAAGAAGATCTTCGACAAGATCACAGCCGCAATGCAACCGGAGTTTGAAGATGAATCACCTATCAACCCCTTTGACTTCTGGGCAGGAGCAAACTTTAAACTCAAGATTCGCAAGGTGGATGGCTACTGGAATTATGACAAGTCAGAGTTTGACTCTGCTGAGCCTCTCCTGGATGACGATGATGCACTTGAAGCAATCTGGAAAAAAGAGTACTCTCTAGCAGAGTTTACTGCGCCTTCCAGTTTCAAGTCCTATGAGGATCTTGACAAGCGTCTCAAGTCTGTGCTCGGTCAGAAACCTGCCACCCGTCGCTACGACGAGGAACTTGAGGATGAGAGCGAGGGTCGTGGTTCTTTCACTCCCAAGTTTGAATCCAAGGCACCCGAAGTTCGCGAAGAGGTCAGTATCCCTACAACCTCCAGCGAAGATGAGGATGACGCTCTGAGTTACTTCCAGAAACTCGCTGAAGAGTGATCAACCAAAGTTCGGATTGCTTGCCTTCTTCAACTTCGGACTAATGAATTCAGTAGAAGGTTCATAATCAAGAAGAGTCTCGATTTCATCTAGAACGCGAGGCAGATACTTAGACTTCAGAATGTTGATGTTACGTCTTTCATTCTGGAGTCTTTCTTCATGCACATAATATGTGATCTCTGAGAGAGAAGCAGGATCAGAGGTGACATTCACATTAGTAAGACTGTCTGTAAATGATGTTGTGAAATCTGACGATACAATTCTTCCTTTGGGGATGTGAACCTTGCCAGAGGAATCTTTGATTTCAATTGTTTCGTAATGCTTGACTTCGTTTGCGTTTTCAAATGATCCATACTTCTGAATAATATATTTTTCAAACTGGAACTGACTCATAGGCCATTCGTTTCTAACATTGATAATGTTGTTAGCAGCAAGAACAACCCAATCAAGGTCGGAGTCTCCATAGACTTCATAGGCAACCTGGTCAGGTCTCTTATCTCCAATGATCTCATACTTGGTGAATGCCAAGAAGTTATCAAAAAGATCTTCTCGGATCAGAGCACGTCGGAAGATATTTTTGACAGTTACATAATCATTATTAGATGTCCTGTCATTGAGACGGGAGATGTATTCAAAGTCTGGTAGGCGGCGGAAGTAGTTAGACATTAGAATCCAATTTCTAGGTCTTGATCGTTATCAAGTTTGGTGTAGTCAGAATCGTAGATAGGATCGAGTTCTTGGAAACTCAAAGCAAGTTCATACGTTGTCATCGCAGAATCAGGTAGAGTCATGTATGTGCCGTCAGGAACATAGTTCACTGCGAAACTAGTAAGGGCACACTTCTTAAGTCTATTTAAGAAGGGATGATGCAATCCTTTATCATTGAAGAAATCTACTCCAAATACATTGGGAGTAGCAAGGAACAGACCACCACCAGTGGCTTCTTTGACTGACATACCTTGCTTGAAGAAACGAATGATCTTTCTGATCATGATGGTTTCTTTGCTGTTTCTTCCTGACAGACGGAAACTGTAGGTAAACGATCTAAGAGATGGTCCGTTGAACAAGAGTTCAAGGTTAGGGTTGAGCACAGCACCTTGTCCTCTAGCAAGAAGTTCGTTAGTGCTCTGATTAATACCAGGAAGTTGAGACAGTAAGAATGTTCTAGCAAGACTTCCAAGTTGTCCTGCGTTTCCTTTCGCTGTTTCGATCGCACTCGTGGCAGCATCAGTCATTCCTTTGATAGGATTATCAGATTGCATTACTCCACTGGCAGCGTTTAGACCAGCCATCTGCAATCCATTCATGGAGTTCTGACCCCATCCAACATTGTTGCCATCTGCTAATTGATTAGGGATGGGAAGAATAACAGTTCCCATTGGTTGGGTTATTCTGTCTGATGCTCTGCTTCCTTCTCCTGTTCTAAATCTACCAGGTTCATATCTGAACATGGTAATTTTCATAAAGTCAGTTTTGTCAAGGAGAGTAAGGGGATATCTTAAATCATCATATCCACGATTGGATACTGGTTGACCTGTAGGAGCAACATCAGTTGCTTGTGCAGGACCAGCATCACCAGCAGGTGCATCACCACCTTTGTTCTCGTCACCAGTGATGGGTGTGATATTCTTATTCAGTCCTGTACCCGATCCAGTATCTGCCCACTCTTGCTGAGTCTTGTCAGATAAGTTAGCATCGTTTATTTTCTTTCCTAAGGCAGCACGAATCTGTCCACCTTCTCCACTATATTCTCCAGACCACAAAGTTCCACTTGAATCACGGAACTGTCCATCAGCACCCTGAGTGAATGTTGATGTGGTTGTGCTTGTGGTTCTGCCTCTTTTATTCTTTACGTCTTTTGTTACCGTGAGAGTCCTTGTAGCGTTAGGATCATTCACGTCATAAGACAACGAAGCCCTTTCACTCACGAGAGGCGTTGACTTGCTTTTAGGTAGTGGTAACGATAGAGTATCTGCCACAGGTTTTTTAGTTATTTAGAACAAACTTTTGATAACTTAGTCTCTTGAGATCATCAAGTTCATCACTATTGACTTTATATACTTGTCCTACTATCTCCTGAAACGTGTAGTTTCTCATGCGGTTCCAATGAAAGTTGAATCCATAGAATCCAGATGCATGATAATCAAATGCAGCGATCAAAGGAAAGGTATCGTATGTAATGTTGGGAGTCTTTGCTGCGTAGATAAAGGTATAATAATTTCCTGGTTCTGGAATGACCTCTACAGTATCACTGAGAGCATCAATCACATCTAACATGATGTCGTCAGGATCACCCGTCCCTTTGTATTTTTCTACCAGAGGTGTGATTCTACTCATCTACATCCATGTAGTTGAACTTATAATGTAGAACGCATCTATAGAGATTGTCTCTAATTTTGAACAAGTTTTCTTGTTCTTGTGGGTGGCCACCCTCCCACTTTTCTAGACGCTTGCAGACACATTGATACAACAAGTAGATGTCATCAGGACTAAAGTCAAAATAAAAATCTGCATCGGGGTCGTTCATAATCCTAACTCATCTTCTGTAACTATCTTAAAATTAAGTAATCGATCCTCACAAAATTCACGTGCTGCTTTCCACTTCGCCTGGTTCTTAGCATACTCAGCAGCCTCACGAATGAAAGTCTGCTTTTTCTTTTTGCCTTGAACTGGTGGAATGGTCTGCTTCTTTGGTTTGACTTCAATCACATAACGTTTAATTGATCCGTTGCTTTCCTTGACCTTCATATAAAAGTCTGGAAAGTATCGATGCACTCTATTATCTAAAGGTGACTTATATGGAATCCAGAATTCCTCACTGCCCCACTCAAGGATATTTTCATTACGATCACACCATCTCATAAATTTTAGTTCCCAAAGGGATCTATAGATGATGTTTTTAAAATCACCCTTATACTTTTGAGTGTTACTTGGAATAAATCTTCCTTTATAACTCATACATAGTATAGGGAACCATACGGTATTTAGATGGCTGGGAACATACCTGGTACAAGATATAGTACAAAGGACTTTATTAATAAGTTCGGCAACCTGGCTCAGTCGAGTCAGTACCGTTCTCATATTGTTTTGCCATCACAGGTGCAGTCTTTTTTACAAAGTAAAAGAATCTTTTCAAGGGAGATATTAAGTGAGACTGGAGTTCTCTGTAAGGCAACTAGTCTTCCTGGATCATCTCTTGCAACACATGATGTAAAAGACTTTTATGGTGTCACACAGAAGCACGCATATGCCAGACAATTTGATGGCACGATTGATCTGACTTTTTATATTGACTCCAACTATCAGATGTTATATCTGTTTGAGTTTTGGATGGAATTTATCATGCAGTTGAATGGTCAGAATCCTAGAAGTGGAAATAGTTATTACAAAGCCTCATTTCCAGACGAATATCGATCTTCTCTTTTCGTTTACAAATTTAATAAAGACCAGGATTCCTTTTTGCAAGGTCAAGAGAGGGGAAGTATAACCTATGAATTTATCAACGCATTCCCTCAAAATATTTCTTCTGTTGGAGTTTCATACGATGCTTCAAATGTGTTAGAATTTACGGTGACATTCGCATATGAGAGATACATTACTGATAGAAGTGGCATCTTTAGACCACAGATAGAATCTTCTAATAATCAGGCCACTAAATCTGCTCCTGATCCTGAAGACAATCCATCATCGATCACCACTTCAGATTCTGGCACTAAGACTAAGTTGGTAAACAAAGATCTCACTGAAGAAGAGCAGCGAGAAATCGCTGAGGCAATTGCGGCAGAGAGAGAACTTGTCAGAGGTTCTCTTGAATTATTCTAATAAATAAAATCACTGACTTGTTATAGGTTGTTATGCCCTTACCCAAAATCTCTACGCCAACTTATGAGTTGGTGCTTCCTTCTACTGGGGAGACGGTTGAGTATAGACCTTTTCTGGTGAGAGAGGAAAAACTTCTTGTCTTGGCCATGGAGACAGAGGACACGAAACAAATCACCAAGGCGATCAAAGAAGTTCTTAAATCCTGTATTAAAACCACAGGTGTCAAAGTCGAAAAACTTCCTACTTTTGACATTGAGTATTTGTTCCTCAACATTCGTGGTAAGTCTGTTGGAGAGGAGGTTGAAGTTACTGTCACTTGTCCCGACGATAACAAGACTACGGTTGATGTCACGATTCCTGTCAATGAGATTGAGGTTCAGAAAAACAAAGATCATAAAGACACGATCAAACTTGATGACAGTCTCATGATGAAGATGAGATATCCTTCTCTTGATCAGTTTGTTAATGCAAACTTTGACACCGGTACTGAAGGATCACAGATGGAGCAGTCGTTCGATATGATCGCTGCTTGTATTGACACCATCTACACTGATGAAGAGGCATGGACAACTGCTGATTGTTCAAAGACTGAGGTCGTTGAGTTTCTGGATCAACTGAATACTAAACAGTTTCAGGAGATTGAAGCATTCTTCACCACGATGCCTAAACTGTCTTATGAAATCAAGGTGACAAATCCTAAGACTAAGAAGAAAGGAACTGTTGTCTTGGAGGGACTTAGCTCTTTTTTCGCGTAGCACTCTCCCATATGGATCTGGAGAGTTACTACAAGATTAATTTTGCCTTGATTCAGTACCATAAATATTCCTTGACAGAGATTGAAAATCTAATCCCTTGGGAAAGAGACATTTA